TCTTTCTTTGTGCTCATCTCTTAAATAATAAGTAATAAGGTCTACCACTGCTAGTTTTAAATCTTCGGGGCAACTACTATATCCTGCGGTATAAGTAACTCTTACTGACCCCGCTCCTTGTGGCCAATTTTTATAAGTACGCCCCGTTACATAAAGTACGCTGTCTGTGGACGCATCCAAATAATACTCAGTAGTTGGAACAGTAGAATAATTTTCATCTACTGAATCTCTTTTTTCTACTGATACTATCGTATTTACAGGGCTTTCTGTAAGTTGTACTATATGAGTAGCCCAATTTATACTAAAAAGTTCAACTTTATTAGTAGAATAGTAATCTATTAATGAATTACCGCAATAAGTTTTTACTAATTGACTCACAGAAGGAACTAAAGTTGATAGACGCAGGTCTTCTTTAGGACTGCTAATTCCCTCTATTTCTTTATACTCTGCTAAAGTAATTAAATCTGCCATAAGTCAATTAATAAAAACTTGGGGAGGAAGCCCTCCCCAGTTTATAAAAAGCGTTTCTATTAAGCTGCGAAATCGATCTTAACAGAAGGCTCGTTACCTGCACCATCACCAGGCAGAATTTCTTCGAAGCCAAGTGACTGAGAAGCTACGATTACACGACGCTGGTTCATGACTTCGTAGTCTTGCTCAACTGATACACCTCGGAGTCGAGGAGTAACGTAGTTACGGGTATTAACTGCGAAAGCAGCCGGAGCGCCTGCAGCCTCTGACGGGAACTCTTCAGATACAACTACGGGAGTACCGTAAACTGCACCGATAGTGCCCACTACTCGTGCTGCCAAATCAGAACCAACTTCATCCAGAGTCTGGAAGTTAGCATCATTCAACAGGTCAAAGTAGCTATTCTGGCTAACAACAAAAGCCATATCAGCAGGGTTCAGACCATACTTACCCATGTCTTCGCGAGCTGCCAGCAGTACGCCTGAAGTCAGTCGAGTTGAAGAACCAATTGACAGGGTAGTAGCATGCGTAGCTGCATAGTTGTCGAGACCAGAAATAGTACCGTTACCATTGAGGATAACGTCTTCTACTGCACGACCATGAGCACGAGCTACTGATTCGATCAGCATAGGCATCAAGTTGATGAGTACCTGCTCGTCTACGTCATTGTCCATAAAGGTGCTAGAAACCAGACGATAAGCATTAAGTACTACTTGCTTCGCGTTATACTGGTTAGCAGTTACCTGAGGACGGTTCTCCAAGTTGCCGCTGGTAGCTGCGGTTGCCCAAGCAGCTTTGCCTGCGTCAGTTTGGATCGGCAGTACAGTTGCACCACCATTGACAGGAATCTCACGGAACAGTCGAGCTACTTTCAGCTCATGCATGATTTCCTTTTCGATCAGAGAAGAAACTTCCTGGTCGATGTCAGCAGCGTTAGCAGCGTAGTTTACGCCAGCCTTCTGCTGCAGGTCCTGAGCAAAATCAGTGTTCCAACCTTTACGAGTCATTACACCCAGCATATGAGCGGTCAAAAAGTCACGACCCCACTTACTGATGTCAGACTTTTCAACGCGGTCAGCGAATACACGCTTTGAATCACGCATTTTAGAGATTTCTTCTGACTTCTCTTCGAGCTCACTCTTATACTTGGCAAGGGTCTCTTCCATATCAGCATTACGCTTGTTCAGATCTGCTTGCACATCAGCCAACAGACGGTCAGCACCTGACTCGATGCCTGTCTTAATAGCTGTCTTAACTTCTTCTTCTTGCTGAGCTTTAGCTTCGGCTTCTACCTGAGCTTTCTCAGCAGCTTCTTGGGCGGCCTTTTCTTCGGCAGCCTTTGACTCAGCTTGCTTCATTGCGATCTTAGCAGCAGTCTCCTCTGCTACTTTCTTCGCAAAAGCTTCCAAGTCGATTTCGGGAGTTTTTACTTCTTCCGACATTTTGATCTCCTCTCTCGCGGATTTTTCCGCTTCGTCCGGTGTGTCACTAGCTAACGATGATTTTTCGTCCTTAGCCAGAGACTGACCGGCTAGATCTACACGATTGGTGAAAGTTTTCTTGAACTCATTATACTCTTCCATAGAGTCAAATGACTTCGCCAGAGAAAAAGTTGCTGCTTGATTGCAAGGTACCGATACAACCGATACTTCAAACAACTCAGCATCCTTAATCTTTAAACCGTCAGTTTCCGCTAGGTAATCAGCATCCTTGACTCGGAAACCAACAGAAAAAGCTCCAAGAATGCCTTCTTTTACTAACTGCGCCACATTTTCAGGGGCAGATTTAGAAATTTTAGCCTTTAATTCAAGACCGTTTTCAGTAACTTTAAGTCCTGTCGCGCGTCCAATAGGCTTGTTATAGTCGTGGTTAAAAAGAATAATAGGATTCTTTTCAAAATTGTTCAGACCACCTTTAGTCCACGCTGCTGCGTCAATTGTATCGCCAGCACGATCAAAATCGCTCGTACTCGCCATGCCACAGATGTGAACTCCTCCGTCGTCTTCGTCTAAAGCTTTGAACGTAGAGGTAAGATTAAAAATCTTTTCCATTAGTCTTCACTCTTTTCTTCTGCCGGAGCAGCTTGGCTCAGAGCTTTTAACGGATCAGGCTCTGGTGCCGGAGGCGGAGGTGGGGGTGGTGCATTAAATACCTCCGGGGATGTTAATGAAACTGAATGAACTGCCGTTTTCCAGTTATAATAAGATTTTTGAATAGCTCTAGGAGTTACAGGCGCATCTACAATATCACAGTAACTTTTATATTCAATATCCTTTGGAAGTCCCCAATCTTTAAATTGCTGTGCAAGAGTTTTAGTAACTTCTTGTCTCAGTCTATTTCGTGAGGCCATTAATCTTCTCCTTCTTCACTTTCGGTGGGTCTTCCACCCTCGTCCGGATTTACAGCGCTGCCTGCAATATTCGCAGGGACTCGTAAATCATCATAACCTTCGGCAGGTTCAAAATTAAGTGCTTCCCTAGCCTCATTTGGGCTAATAATTCCTGTATTTACCAAAGCTGAATAATATTGAGCTTGATCTCTAAGCTCTGGTTGAAGTGCAGGAATAGTTGAAACATCTTCAATAATTTCAAATCCAAAAAATCTTTCTAACGCTAAATTAATTTTTTGTACTATTGGAAGAATTGTTTCTAAATAGTACAGTCTCATATTTGGTCGTAAATTAGCATTATTACCTGAGTCTAAAAGAATCGGTGGTATTCCCAGTGCTTTTAAAATAATTTTTTCGTTTTCTGAAATTGCAGATTGAAAATCTAATTCTTTAAAGTTTACATTAGATAAACTGTCTACTTCAATTCCGCCATCAAGAATTAGAGGCCGTCGTCCTCCTGCATCGGGCCTATATCTTGCTGTCCAAGACTGAATCATTCTTTCTTTAATTTTCTCGGAAAGAGTATTTGGAGACTTTAATACAAGTCCTGGAACTGCTCCATTTTTAAAGAAATTATCCTGAAACTCTCTCATGTTTTTCATTAAAATCATAGTGCGAAGAGCAGGTTTTAATCGTGAGACTCCTCGATAAATAGAGTAAAAAGAATTTTCTTTAATATGAATAATTTCTTTAGGGCTGTAATTTACTTCTTCATTATAAGTAAATTTATCTATGTAGGTTGTTTCACTTGCATGAATTGTCATCTTACTTGCTGGCAAATGATACAGATGAACTCCATCAAAGTAAATAAAAATGTTACCATCAAGAAGATAATCAGTAATTAAATTTCTTTTAAAAGTACTAATATCCTGAAAAAGGTTGGGCTCTTTATTTAAAAGATTATTAACACGGCTTCTTTTTATATTTTTTACTACACTAGTTACGCCGACTTGTGGGCCCACCTTAACAGTAATTTCAGAGCAGTCATCGACAATCATATTGACGCCCCGATTTACAATTTCTAAATCTTCGTAAGCACGCTCATAGCTTACCGTTTTTTCGCGAGAGGATTCAACCTTATGGTCATAATAAGGCTGAGCAGGATTTAATTTTTCCTCTGTCTCCTCATTTCGCCAAAAGTTATACCAAGCCATGCTTTCCTCTTTGAATCTCTACCCAACGTTTTTGTTTAGGCGCTGAATGTAGTGTTGGGTTTCGCCCGTAAATAGAATGTAATTTTAAGTGGTGCGCATGGCATATGGTGACAGTTTCTTCGTACAGTTCTTCAATATGCTCATTTATAAACTCATCCCGAAAGTTCCGAATGTCCTCCATAAAGTAGCCTTTCTCTTTGACCCACTTTTGAAGTAACGGACTCAAACTATAATAGTGATGAAAGTCGAGTTCGGCATCAGCTCCACAGATATAGCACTCTGTTCCTTTTTCGTACCTGGCTTTTGCCTTATCCCGAATATACTTTACGGGATCTCGTTTTAGCTCTGTCATCTTTAAATCTACTACTTTTTATTAACGAAATTATATCGTGAGGGAACTAAATTGTCAACTACTATTTTTCTGT